CTCGTCTTGATACCACTTGTCGAACGCGGTGCGCTTTGCGGGATCGGCGACGGTAGACCGGACAATAAAGATGGCAGCGGGCATGGTTCCTCCGGCGAGAAGTGATTGATGCCACGGATGCGGCGCTCCGGGAGCTTGTGTTCCTGACACCGACAACCCCGGACGGCCGCACAGCGAGTTTTTCACGACCCAGAGCCGGCACGGGGAGAACGGCGTTGAGTGGGTCGAGTCGGTTTGCGTGTTGCCTCTTATTCGATACGCGCTGCTGCCGTTGACTCCCGCTGAGCATTCGGTCTGAATGGACCCTGCGAGGATGACTATTGCCCAGTTATTCCTCGCCTGGAAGTGTGCAAACTTAGCCCCAGTCGCCATGGCCCGGGCTTTTCCTAATGCCGCCGCTGCCTCAATACTGCGGCCGCTTCGCCAGCTCCGGTAGCTTGGTGATTATTGATGGCGATGCGTCGCGCTTCGTCGCGGGCGAGTGGGTTCGCCGCCATGCCGCATAAGCCTGCGGCTGCTGTCTCGCAGGGCGGGCATCAGTTTTGCTCTCGGACGGCATGGCAAGTGGTGCTCTCACGGAGTGTTCCAAAATGACGCTAGGAACCGTGTCAAAGAGGATCAACGTCGTCGCAGATGAGGACCGTTCTTGATCAGCTTCTAACTAAGGGATTGGTCGTTCCGACCAAACGCGATCCCGCAATATTCCAGCTCAGTGACGATGCTCATCACCTTCTGGCGGAGCGCGGCGTAGGGATAAGCGGCGGCTAGTAACATTTCGCGACACCAATGGTGTTACATAGCGACGAATGGGGATATCCATGTCAGCGATTCGCAATGCCTTAATTGTTTGCGGTCTAGCCGTTGCGCTGGCTATGACCGTGGTTTGGGATGGCTTCCTGAGCTACGAGATCTTTAGGCTCTCTGAATTCGTGTTCTAGCGATTTACTTCAGGCGGCCGTTCTAGCGTTGATGCCCGTCGGTTTGAATTTGCGGCCTGAGGTGGCCTCACGCTTGCGAACGGTCGAGTTCCGGCCAAGATCTCCGTCTCCTGGTCGGGGTTCCTATTTGACTCCCCCCGGCGCGTTGGAGCGGCCCTACTGTGGACCGGCAGGTAATGGCAAAGCCCCGCTTTACATCGCCCTGGGACATCGAGGACAACGGCGCGTGCTTCATCATCCGCGACAATAACGGGCAAGCGCTGAGTTACGTCTATTACGAGAACGAGCCCGGTCGGCGTACCGCTGCGGGATTACTCACCCGCGACGAAGCACGACGGATCGCCATCACCATCGCCAAGCTGCCGGACCTGGCGAAGCGGCCGCAATGAAAAGCCGCCATATGAAAAGCCCCGGCTAGAGGAACCGGGGCTAAGTCGTACCTGCTCCTCGCGGGGAGCCCCGTTATTCAGGCCGAATGCGCTGTGTCGATGGCGCCGACAAGGCGTGGCTGGCCCGGCAGGCGATCGAGATAGCCAATCGACAAGGCGATTGACCAAGCCCCTGCCGGCCGCGCCGACGAGAATTGGAACGACGTTGTTGACCGTGCTCACAACGTCAAAACGTCGTCGCCGATTTGCTCGTGTAACTCGCAGTAGTCGTCGCGCCTGAGTTCGGGAGCCTGTTTCGGCGGGCGACAAGCCGTCATCTTGTCGCGTTTTTAGATCGTCTTTTCGCCGGACCGATCAGCCCCCGCCTGCGCCAAGCTAGCCGAACGCGATGCAAAAACGACGATTGGGCGAATGACACAATTTGACGCTTAAAATGTCACCGCATCGTAGCTAGCGTGGTCCGTGTATTCGACATAAGGATCGCTTGGTTTCCGTTCGGGCTTTGTTGTGGCAGTTTCAAACGTCGTAACCGGGCCCTCGGATTGGTAGCCCAAAGCTGCATCAAAATACGCTGAGCGCTTTTCCGGCGGAAGCAAAGTTAAGATCGCTTCCTCCCACAGTGCCAAAGCCGATTCGACCACTTGCGACGGATCGCGCCGCGAAATTTTGGCAATCCGCTCGATACGCTCAAGCGTTGTTTTCGAGATGCTCAGACGCATTAGAACGTTGTCAGATCTATATCGACACGCTCAGTATATTCCACATAGGCGTCTCGGCGATCCGGATCCTTCTTGGGCTTCATCACTCGCGCGGGCACCATGAGATCCAGCAATTGCCCGACCAGGCCGAGCGCGTCCACCTGATCGTCGTGCTTGCCGGCAGGAAAGCTTAGCAATTCCGCACGGAAAGCCGGATACCACGGCGCGTGCACCGGGACATATAGCCCTTCGAGCGCCATGCGGCCCCGAATGGATTGCGCGCGCACCGCCTTGTTACTGCGGGTCGGCGCGGTTAACGTACGCTTTGCGCTCATGCTGTCGGCGCGACAGAAACGGCCCGACGCTTGCCTTGATCTGGCCTTGCTCCTCCGCCCAATCCAGCGGTTTCCAACGCAGCACCAGGTCGCAGAACGCCTCAATCCACTTTTCCGACGAGGTCTGCTCGCGCCAGAGATCGAGCACATAAAGACGGCTGTCCCGGTCCATGCCGACAACGACATGTACCGTGAAGTCGCCGCCGTCGTCGGTGACGGCATAATCGGAGGCGCCGTAGATCGTCAGCGTCTCGCGCGCCGGCGCCTTATCGTAGGACTTGAGCCAATCGGCCTTGAAGTAGTCGCCGGTGTCCGGCGTCGGCCGTTGCTGATAAAGCGCCGACCAGAACCGCGGTTGCGTGTTGAGTCGAATCCGCTCCAGCGCGGCGATCGGATAGGCTTCCGGCCAAAGGGCCAGCCCATGATCATCGATTGCTGGCAGCTCGACCACTTCCCATCGGTCGCCGCCGGATGCCTGTTGGGCGAGGAGCCGTCCCGCCAAGTCATCCTCGTGCATGCGATGACTAATCACAACAATGGCACCACCCGGCATGAGCCGGTTGTAGGCGGTTCCGGTGTACCAATCCCACACTTTCTTGCGCGTCGCATCCGAAAGAGCCTCGTCCATCGAGGCGAAAGGATCGTCAATTAACATTACGTGGGCGCCGCGCCCAAGCACGGCGCCGCCAATGCCAACCGAGTAGTACACGCCGCCCGCAGACGTGTGCCATTTGCCCTTTGCGTGGCTGTCGGCAGCGAGCATGGTCTCGAACAACGATCCGTACTCCGCGCCGCTAATTAGGTTGCGAACGTCACGACCGAAATCGCCAGCAAGGTCCGCTGTTGCGGAAATCGACAGGAAATGACGGTCTGGATGGTGGCCCAGGTAGAAGGCCGGGAAACGTCGCGATGCGAGTTCAGACTTTCCATGGCGCGGCGGCACGAGGAGCATGAGGCGATCAACGCCGCCCGTCAGCAGCCGCTCAAGCTCCTCGGCAATCAATCGATGGTGGCGGGCGGCACGATAACGGGAAAATGTATATTCCGTAAAAGCGATGAGGCTGCGCTGGGCATCGTGTCGACGCAACAATTCGGCCGCCGCTCGGCGTGGCGTCATCGCCGAAAGCGACCATTGCATAAGATCCGCCGTCTTCGGCCCGACCCGTTCGAAAGGCAGCGAAGTGGCGGTCAATTGTCTCCGCCTCCTACCTTATCGCCGCTCGTATTGAGAAAGACGAGCAGCTCCTCGCGACTCCAATCGGTGGCGTCGCGATTTTCTTGAACATTCAGGTCACCGGAAAATTTGAAGGGTTGATCGAGGCCGTCGAGTTTCGCGAGCTGCGCCAATGCGCCAAGTTTCGAGGGCAGCGCAGGCCGCATCCCGTCGCTTTCAATGCCCTCGACGAGCGCCCGCTGCTCGGGCGTCAAATTGGCAAGCGATTTCATCTGCAAGCGGCGTAGCGTCACTGTGCGTGCATTCCGGCCGCGTCCGACTGTCTTCGTGATGTTCACTTCTTCAAATAACCCAAGACGATCTGTAGTGGCAATTTGCATGAGCTGTTGACGTAACTGACGACGGCGTAACGAGCGCATAAGCAGATCGGCTCGATCAAGCTCGCGCCGCAGATAATTCAGGCGCGCCTGAATCAATGGCTCTCTTTCCATTCTCTGAGCGTTGCCACGAGGGCGTTTGAAGCCAGCAAGCTCGTAGGCCGCCTGCACATCAATGCCCTCGAACAACGCACGAGCAAACGCCTCCCGCCGGCGATCGGTCAGAGGCTGGGAGCCGAAGTCAGGACGGGGAAGAGGCAGCCAACCACTATCTTCTGTGTCGCCCGTCACGCTGTACATTTCCTCATTCATATGACTCTCGGGACTCGGTAATTTATAGGCGCGTCGTACTCCAACATCGAGGGCGGAACGCGCTCCGCGTGACGGTTCATTGGCCGCCCCCTGGATCTACCTATCGTCTCGGACGTGACCTGCGATGTGAGCGCGCCGTGACGGAAATCCTCATGACGCATCTCATTTGCGTCATAGGTTTCCCTAGGCGCTCATCATGCCGTCGCAAAGCGGAGTTGCGACGTGAGCGCGACGTGCCAAAGGCTTTCACGTCGCAAGTCATGACGGCCTCTTGGCGCGCTCGACCCGCAGCCCGGTAACTTCGTGCCGAGTGACCGGATTCATGTAGGGGAAGGTCACCAGCACGCCGTTCTTGACCCAGGTCTTGATGATTTCGCGCGCCTGTGCCTCGGTCTTATGGGGGGCGAACCGCTGGACCACTTTCCAGGCGGCGCGCTCTTTCGCGCTTGCCGCATCGGTATATCGATTTTTGTCCGGCAGACCCTCCTCGATCTCGTCCAGGATTTGGTTGAGCAGAGCTGAGCTTAGGTCGCCCCACGTCTCGGGCGGCGTCCAAGGCTTAACGACTTGGACTGTGTCGCCGGCGGGATATTCAGGGGTACCATTGCCGATCTGCACGCCGACCAGCCGGAACCATGTTGGCTTTGCCGATCGTGGGGCAATGTTGACCTTGGCGCTGTCGAGGCGGACGTAAGACGTGCGTTCCTCGGGAGCGATGCCGAGCATCTTGGCTTCGTCCTCGGACATCGTCGCAAGCGTGTAGATGAGGCGACCGGCGTCGCGAATGCCGCTTGAGCCGCGTCCGGAGTCCGCATCGCCGGGAGCGAGCCTGCCCTTATGGACGTGGTGCGGGCTATCGACAGCAATATTGAACTCGATGGCGAATTTGGCGAGCAGATCGCAAACAAAATCCATATCGCCGCTGTCATTCTCTTCAAGCGCATGAATCTTGATGAAGGGATCGAGGCTGATGATGTCCGGCTTGCAGCGCTTGATGGCGTCGCGCAACTGCCGCTCTAGCGGGCCGACAACGCGAACGTTAACATTCAGCTGCGCGAGCTTGGCGAGCCTCGGTGTTGCGCAGAACAGCCAACTCTTCAGTTCACCGCGATCAACGCTGTAGTAATCGAGTACGGCCTTGATCCGGCGGTGCAATTCATCGCAATCATCTTCGAGGCTGACGAGCAGAACACGGCAGCGGCGGAATACATGTTGGCCACAAAGCGAACGGCCCAACGCGAGTGATATGAATTGCAACAGTCGCAACGCGGACTTGCCGACGCCCCCTGCGCAAACGATCGAGGAAAGAAACCCGCGGCAGAATTGATCGCCTAGAAGCCATTGGCGCGGCGGGATCGGGCCCGGCTCATCGCCGGCATCCCATTCGTCGAGGCTCCCCGGCGGCTCAGGCTCATAGTCCTGATATCCCGCTTCATTGCGTGGCGGAGCGATCTGCACCTCATCACCGGGATCAAACCGCCAGCTTTCGAAATCGCCGTGATCAGTGTGCTTCATCATGCTGCGACCTCCGCCGCCAGATCAGCGAAGTCGGCGCCGAATCTATGCGGCAACAGAATTTCGACTCGAGCGCCTGAGGCAAGCCAACGGCGCGCGCATGCTTGAGCGGCGCGTTGTCCGGCATAGCCCAGCTTTTTAGAATCGCATCTAGGCCCGTCGCGATCGGTCAAGATGCTGAGACACTCGATTCCGGAGAGCGGCGCAAAGGTGGCGAGATTGGCGGCGTCGCAAAGGGCCCACGCCGGCTGCAATCGTGTCCCGCGATATTCGATGCGGGTTGCCGCCGCGGCAACGGTTTCCAAACCTTCGCCGATGACCAAAGCAATGCTAACGGTCGCGTCTGGCCAGAGTTTGATCGCCGCGCCCTGCTTCCTACCAAGCATCTTGCGACCGAGCTTCTCGGCACTCGCCGAGATCGCCGTCCGGATGATGCCGGCCGGTTCGTTTGTCGCAACGTTGCGCATTAGCGCGATAAGGCAGGGGAAACGCCCATCACCAAAGCGGCAATTCGGATGAGAGCGTAGCGTCTCGTCAAGATCAGGCAATTGTCCGATATCGATAGCGCGGGATTCGAGGTAGGTCGCTGCAAGCGTGCCGATGATCGAGCGGGACTCGTTCCAAATGCGCAGCGCGTTTAACCTGCGGCTACGGTCATCATCCTGCGGCTTGGCTGTGTTGACCCGAAGCGGCGTCTTCGCGGACACGCCGCCAACGATGTCCACCGCGACGTCAATAGCGCTCACAAAGTCACCTCCGCGAACACGCTGGATCAGGTCGAATAGATCACCACCTCCACCACACTCGTGATCGTGCCAAAACCCCTGCTTCGGCCCGGTGATCGCGAGCGCCAATGAGCCCTTGCGCCCCCACCGCCATTCGCTGCACGTGGTGATGTTCGGCTTTCCGAGAATTGCCAACGCGACATGCCGCACCTGCTGACGCAGGCGATGCCGAAGATCATCGAGATCGACGTGATGGTAAGCGGTCATCGCGCCGTCCCCGCCGCTTCGCAATCGAAAACGTTGTCCCAGCCAAATGGCTCATGGGGATGGCGCGCGGGGATTGACTCTGCTTTCCCGAACAGATCGATTTGATTGCCCCAGGCGTCGAAGCCGGGATGGCGCGAGCGCGCGAAGAGTTCGCAGCGCGGACCGTCG